CTTTTCAAGAGCATCCACAGCGCCACCATTCCCCTTGTATTGGGCGGCAGCCTCATTGCCCTTCTGCAAACCATCTAGGCTTCCCTGTAGCTGGTCCTGCCTAGCCACGGCCTTACCTTCACGCCGACCAGAAAGAAAGGCAGCCATCAAAGCGCCAATAATTACAGCAGCGCCAATGACATACGCCTTAATCTTGGCCCAAATAAACCCAATCGCAATCATTTTTTCCTCAACAAAACAATGGCAGCAAGCACCACAACAGCAGCCACAATAGCCACACCAACCCACATAGGGACGCCACCAAGGGCTTGTACCGCAGGGGCGGCAGTAGCAGCGGCAGCAGCAATACCACCATACGCAGCCACCGCAGAACCTTTACCGTCAGACGGGGCAGAAGGCTCGATATAGTTACTGGACACAAAGGAACCCTTAACCCACAAGCCAGCCTCAGCAGCGCGGCGGTTAGTTAAGCCAGCAGACACGTTCTTGCCGACTTTGTTCCACCTAGCCAATTCACTTGGAATAGCATCATAATTACCAGCGTTCAGCTTCTTCAGCAGGGTAGAACCCCGAAAAGCCCCTTCCCCAACATTGAAGCAAAATGACACTAGGGCGGCAAATTGATTGTCATTCAAGGGGACCGTGACAGCATTTTCCACACAGCGCCGGAACCTGGCCAAGTCACCGCGCAATAGGTTGACTGCCTCAGCTTCGCTAATGCTCATGCCTTTCTTGGCTGTTGCGGTATGACCATAACCAATCGTCCAAACTTTAGCAGGGCATAGATAGGCTTCCAAACGAAGCCCCTCCCATTGCTTAATAAGATTCAAACCATCTTGATTGATCTGCCTCATTTTACAAATCCCATCTTCCAGGCGGTTACAAGGGCGGTCACAATACCAACAACCGTACCAACCATCATAATAAATTGCCAGCCGCCGCTCAACTTATTAAGGGTTTTAATGACTTCATCAAGCCTATCATCTTGCCGTTCAAATCGAATATCCATATCCCGCTTCATATCACTTAAACGGGATTCCATATTTTCCATTTTCGCTGATAGAGAACCTAGGTTCCTTTGAATTTCACCTTCGTTCATGTCAGCATTTCCAGGCTCTAAGGCTCTTATTGATTCGAGAGTTAGGGTCATTGGCGGTTTTGGCGCTAGTTAGTTTCTTCTTCATACCGGCCATTCTGGCACAGAAGCTATCACGCCTAGAACCACCTTCAGGCTGGGGCGCCTTCAATCCAGGCTTATCGGGATTGGCTTTATTGTATGAAGCCCTCCCCTTAGCATTAAGCCCCCCGCTTGGGCTTTTGCCTTCTTTTCGCTGCCATGCCGGGGTTTTCATGAAGTCCTCCGCTGTACCGGAAATGGTGGTTCTACAACGCCATTGAATAAGAATACATTAGTTACTTGTGGACCGCAAACACCAATTACTTCAATTACAGGTGGCGGGCCACCTGAATATATCAGTGTAGCATTGTTGCCGGAATAATTATAGATGCCCCCGAGGGCAGTTAGTGTGTACGCCTGAGCAGGAGCATAAACCAGATTGGCATCGTTGCCAGAGTACGCATACGCCGCTCCCTCAGCAACGAGCCTGCGGGCGTATAGCAGATTTGCGTTGTTGCCAGAATAAGTATAGGTAGTTCCATCCGCCGATAACGTGAAAGCACGAACGGGCGTATAAACCAGCGAAGCATTATTGCCAGAGTACGCATACGCCGCTCCCTCAGCAACGAGCCTTCTGTTGTACAGCAGGTTGGCGTCGTTTCCTGAGTATGAATATATCCCGCCGCCGATTTGAGTTTGGCGGTTGAAAAACAGATTTGCGTCATTACCTAAATATGAATAGGCTACACCCTCCGCGACGAGCCTGCGGTTGTATAGCAGATTGGCATCGTTGCCAGAATATGAATAAGTCGCGCCATCTGCTGTTAATGTATATGGAGCGCCGCTGCTAGGCGCAGCAATCGCCGGAACTCGGATGCGCAACGGCATCGCCTAGTCTCCGATCAGCGGCGGGCGGTTCAGGAATGGGTTGGTGGTCACCAGGTCTGGCGCGTTTCCCCATTTCCACGCGAGATGTCCCAACACCTTCATTCGGTTATCTACCGATAGCTCGGCACCATTCGTGATAATCACTTCACCTATCATCCAGTTCGTGTACCGACTGAACATCGGCGATGAGCCGATGTAGAGCGGCGAAGTTCCTAAGTTAGTGCGTAACGTATACGTCCCCGTGTTGCTGCCGTCCGGCTTGCCATTTTGCAGACCAATCATCGCGTTGTTTTGATGGACGCCCGTGAAAATATACGTCCTATTTGGTAGGTAGGTGAACGCCCCGGTGCCGTCATAATTCGGCTGTCCTCCCGCTGTGTTCGTCGAGTATATCGCAGACTTTCCATTGCTTTTGATAAGATCACTCCACCCGGCAGTCGTGGGGCCGGCTGAGGTAAAAAACTCAAATAATGAGTTGTAGGCGTTGGTGAATGCCGCCGCCCTAAATACAATAAACGAAGTAATGGGGTACTGGAACGCCCAAGACTCGGGTGCGCGTTGCAGCGCCTTGGCGGTACCGTCGAAGGACATGCTGCCAAGACCGTTTATTCCGTCAAGGCGATACGCTGGCTGGCTGGCACTCACTGACTGCGTGAAATGCCGAGCATTTCCGCTCTTGTCGCGCACTTCGCTGATGCCTGTCGCCAAGGAAATGGTGGAGACATCGGCCCAGTCAAGCCACAGCGCAGGCCGCACCAAGTCAGGCGTCCACAACCGCCCCTGCAACTGCGCTTCATCATACCGGCTGACCCCGCGCGGCATTTAGGTTACATCCTCATTCCACGGGCGCACGTAAAGCTCATTCCCGGATGCGGCAAAATTGGCGACAGTGTTATTGATTACGCTGAACCGCATAGAAAACGGGTAAAGCCTCAACATATTGACAACCGCCACCTTGGCGGATGCGCCGGAGGTAAGCGGAATAACATATAGATCGCCGCCGATCCGGTCTGCCGTATCAGTGCCATCATTCAGCGTAATACGGAGTGTTATTGAACCGGCGGTGCCGGGGTTAAAACTGCCCAGCTTTATGGTCACAACGCCGTACAGATCGCGATTTGTTGAATTGTCATAGGTGACAACCGCGCTTTCGCTGCCATTGGCCAGCGAATTGAGCGTTGCTCCCGCAAAATTGCTTGACCGCGACGGCGAAGGCGTTGCCCATTTCGCGACTGCCATTACACGCCGCCCCGCGCCAGCCCGACAGTCCGTGCAGTGACCGGAACGTTATTCGCTTCAGCCCAAGAGGGATGCCGATCTGCCAAAGCCAAAAGTCGATCTTTTGTCACCGCCGAAAGCAATCCAACTTGAACCATTTTTGTCAGCACCAAGCTAACCGCCTCATAGGCTTCTGGATCGTCTGTCTCAATGTAGCTGCTTTGGCGAATTGTATCGCGCATAAGGATAGCCGCTTCCCTGGTTTCTTCTGGCAAGGTTTCGTTTTCCGACGCGACAACCGCCTTAGCCCATTCGCCTGAAGTCAACAGTAATTGTTGTGCAACGCCAGTCGCCACCTTCTGCTTTACCTTGGGCAGCGAAACGTCCGGGACATTCAGTAAATTTGCAGCCATCCACTCAGGAATCCCCTGCAAGTCCGGCTGCGATACGCGCGTAGCTAACAAAGCTAGTTTTGCCGCGTCAATTTCGCTATCGCTCATTTACTCACACCCCCTATTAAGCCTTTGCATTAGTCGTCATTCGCCTCTTTTATGAAAGCGAAATCGCCGCACCGGTAAAGTCGATAGTGAAGGTTTCGCCGTTGGCCATAGTAATAGACGAGCCGTAATCCCACCATCCAACAAGCGGATCGGCTGGCGACGTAGGCGTATCGTCATAGACAACAACGTAGCGGAAAGGACCAACCGCGCCGGTAGCCGACAACACAAGATCATTGAGAGTCAGCGAGTAGGTGCCACCAGTTTGGGACGAGCTTGCAGTTGTCAAGTTCCGGCTTGACAGATTGGTGTAGGAAATCTGCGTGAGGTCAGTAAGGACGCTGTTAGTTGCAACCGGCGCAGTATTGGTGAGGGCAATAACAAACTGGTCGGTGCCAAGGTTGGCAACCTCCACCATGTTCTCAGCCCATGCGTTAAACTTATTCCATGTGGCCATATCAAATCACCCCAAACCCAAAACAGAAGCCATACCCGAAAGAGCCTTTACCTTCTGCTCAATTTCCTTTTCCTTACCCTCAACCACCGCCTGCCGGTCGTCTAGGCTTGCCTGTAGCTTATCCAGAGAATCCTTTAGGGCAGATGCTTCAAACATCTTCGCCTCAGCATTACGCAAAGCATCATCAGCCTTACGTTCACTTGAAGCCGCTTTATCCCGAGAGCGCTGTGCGGCAGCCCGCAACTCAGACGCCTCATCCTTTGCTTTGGCAATAATATCAGAAGATTCTTTTTGAGTGCTTACAGCCAAATTTTCAGCCTCAGCCTTGGCAGATTCAAGAATCTTACTAGCTTCCTCTTTCATCTTTTCAGAAGAAGCCTTTGCCTCGGCCAGCATATCTTCCGCTTGCCGCATCATAATTTCAGCAGATTCAGCCTTACGAATACGCGCCCAAGCCTCAGTTGCTTCAAGCGTAGTTTTCTGTAGCGCCGATAATCTCTCTTGAAACTTCGCTGGATCAGCAAGGATAGCTAGGTTATCAAGAACAGGATCACTCCCACCCACGCCCGAACTAACCCCACTCATTGTTTAATCCCCGCTTGAATGACCGCAAGCCTCACCGTACCCGTTCCTGCCGTAACTCTAATGCGAATAGCCCGAATAGGGAAAGCGTAATTGCCATCCCTATTCACCGCAACAACACCAGCCATACTAGCATGATCAAACCAAGTAACGGTAGCTGGATCAAAATTACCCGTTGCTGGCAACACATTGTCAAATGTGTGTTGCACCGTATATGTCGGGGTTCCCGAAACTACTACTGCACCTAAACCCACATTAAACGGAGTGACATGAACATTAGACACCCACGGAGAGGAATCAGCCCCATTAGATGCAGTCAAATATGTCGGTATTGCCATATTTTATCTCGCTTCCTTCAAAAGAAAACCACATAAAATCAAGCAGAAGAAGCCGGATTTTGCGCGCCAGTTTCAGTACGCTGGACATAAACAACCGTGATGATTGCGCGGCCAACACCAGCAGCCGTACCAACCGTATAACGCACCCATAGCGGGGTATCAGCCGTTGTAGAGGTTTGCCAAGCAAGCTGCGTTGCAGCCGTTGCCGTGCCAGTAAAACGACCGCCAGCCGTGGTTGCTACAGCCGCCGACAACTGAGCGCCACCAGAAGCATTACCAACGGAAATCGTGGAAGTGGAAGAACCGCCAGGAACAACAACCTGATCTATGAGGATATTTACAATCTGAGAACCCTGCGGAAGAATACCCATCTGCACATCTACGTTGCCAGCGCCAGCCGTCACAACGCCAGTGTCATAAGATTGGGTAAGAACCACAAGGCCGGTATTACGACCAGCACCTTCACGGATAGTACCGGAACGAAGTGGACCAGAAAATGAGGAAAAAGCCATTGCTAAAACTCCTGCACAATAATCATACCATCTGTGCTTGTCTGCCGGGGCAGTTGGTATGACGAGTTAAAACCCGGTTACTTGCTTATAGGGTAATTCTCAAAATAAAAGCAAGGTGTTTATTTAAAAAAAGGGGGCTGAAGCCCCCTTTCTTGTTTAGCAGATCAAGTGCTGCCCGGCGAACCAAAAATACCCAGCGGATCGGAGACGCCAAAGCTATAACGCTCACGAGCCTTCCAACGGATATTACCGGTATCAAAATCACCATCCGTTTTGGTTTCCTGAGACACACGAACAAAATGCTTCATGCCATTCGGAACGTCAGTCTTGAGGAACCAACCGTTAGTATCGGTCAGGAAGTAGTTGACCGTATAGCCTTCAGGGATGGAACCGTTGCTCTTCAGCGCGTTAATGTCGTTATCTGACGTGCTGACACGGAGTTCCGTTTCCAGCAGACGAGTAGCAATAAACTGAAGCTGAGTCGGGACAATCAGCTTACGCGGCTTGGCTGCAATAAGCAGACCGCGCTCGTCCGTCCAAAGGCTCATCTGAATTACCGCCGCCTCAAGGGAGGTTTCATTCAAATCCGCGCCAGTCGCAGGACGGTTGCTGTTGACACCACCGCCCACAAGCGGGTGAGCCGTGTTAAACAGGGTTACACCATCACCGGACTGGTAGGTGGTGAAGCCGTTATTAAGCAGGGCAGCGGCCTTAATCTGCTTCGTGTAAGCCATAGCGCGAGCCAGGGCTTTCGTGTAGCGGATTGAGAGGCTTTCATACAGATTGTCCTCAAAGGCTTCTTCCGTAAGGGAGAAACCAAGGGCAATCGTTTCATGGTTGAAGCGGGCAATGAACGCTTCTTGCGCGTTATCATACGCAATCGGCATACCTTCGTTCTTCACGGGCGCGGCCCCGAAGCCAGAAAGTTTCACTTCTTCTTCAAAGGCTCGTTCCGAGGTTTCCACCTCGTAGATTTCCTTATGCTGTTCACCATAACGGTTATATTCCAAGCCAAACAGCTTGTTCAAACCGGGCAGCAGTTCCTTTAGAAGCTGTGCGCGAGAAATAGCCATATCTCAGCCCTCCTTACGACGCAGCCGTACCGGCAATGCCGGTATTACCTGAACGATGGAAGTGAGTATTGATACGCACAACCACATCAGTAAAGGCATCGCCA